GAGTCCATCCGCCACTCCAAAAGATACTTTTCATTTTTCCTAAATTTTAATTAAAACGTTGAAACTAGCCCAGTAGCTCAACTGGATAGAGCCGTGGAATCAGCCGCGAGGTTGGGAGTTCGAGTCTCCCCTGGGTTTACTATAAGTTTGTTCATGGAAGGTTTATTTGTTTTTTATATTATCTTAATAGTCTGAAGGCGTTCAGCAACAAATGATTTCAATTATTCCATACATACGCCTCTCGCTTGTGAAAGTAGGAGGCATTTGCTGCATTAGCTCAGTTGGTTAGAGCGCTCGGTTTGTACCCAAGTGGCCGCAGGTTCGAGTCCTGCATGCAGCTCAGTAATGTATATGTCATAAGTTTTTTAGTTTTTAATGGTACAAGAAGGGAGTGAGGTCGTCAATTCGGCCTCCTCTCGATTGCTTTGAGTTGAATTCAATATGAAGGTAAAAAAGGCAATAAGAATCCGCAAGGAGAATATCAGGGAGCTCAAGAAGCTAGAATGCGTCGAGAGTATTGAACAGAATGGAAGGGACATTCTCGTTCGCCTGAATCCCGAGTACACGGAAGGAAAGCAGGAGGCTGTCAGAGACGAGTATCTCGTACAATGGGGCAGCGGTAAGTGGCAGCGCTTCGGCGAGGCAGCGTTCAATCACCTCTATAAGAATCCCGCAAAGGAGGCGGGTGCGGCATGGGACGAGTAGGTTCTAAGAAGTATTTTGCTCCCGATGGGAACGAATACGATTCCAGGGAAGAGTACCTGTACTTGCAGGCCATCCTCGATGATCCTGGCATAAGCTGCATCCACAGGCAGGTAACCATCACTGCAATCAATCCGGTATGGATGCTGAAACCAAAGCAGCTTAAGACTAAGGTCAAGTACGAGAGAAGGTCACTGCTTTACGGCCATAACTATACTGCCGACTTCGTTTACCGGGAAGGCGATAAGATTGTGATATGCGATGTCAAGAGCCTCTATACCTCAAAGCTCAGAGAGTTCTCGATAACGACTAAGGCTGTTGTCGCAAGACTTATTGCCCACAACAGGAAGCGTCACAACGGCGAGCCTGTCGTGATATTCCGCAAGGCTATCAAGATAAAGAAGAATGAGTGGAAAATCGTTGATTATCCACCTTCTGACTGTACTATTTTATAATAAGGTGTAAAAATGAAAAAATATTCTGTTGTTGTATATCTATTCTTAATGCTGATCATTGTAGTGGTGGCGGAGTTTATCAATCTCTGCTGCCACTTGTTGTTCGGCAAGAAACCAATCAAAAAGTTTCAGCTATGAGTATCATTATCAATAGTTTCCTGCTGACGGTACTTATGTTCGCAGCAGGTGCGTTTATCACAAAATCCCTTGGTTGGGATAAGGAAGACTAGTAGTTTAATTATAAATATTTTAAATTATGGACAAAGACAAGATTATCGTCAGTGTAGTAATTGACAAGCAGGCTCTTATTGACAGAGCATTCGACATCTCGAAGACTCCTTCTGAGTTTGACGAAATCAAGAAGGTTATCGACGGCAAGAACCAGTTTACTCGTGATATCGACGAGATTGATGATGAAGGCAAGAAGGAGAATAATACGAACCTATTCGCCGGCATCGCATTGGATACCATTCTCTGTGACAACCAGGAACTGGGAATCACCAAGCGTTTAAAAGCGCTTGATGACAAGAAGAACGCTTACCTCGATAAGCTTAAGAAGCTCGATGAGCTCCAGGAGAAAGTAAAAAACGGAGAGATGCCCGGCGTTGAAGGTCTCCGTGAGTTATTGAAAGTAATAGAGGAGGGCGAGTAATGGGTGTAGTATCAAAGTATTGCAACTTGTATGATGTCAAGAAGAACATCATCTGCCACGCTCCTGTCACTTCTTCACATTTCGAAAGTATTTTGAAGAAGGACAATTTGCTTCCTATGATGAATGGCGTAACAACACCAAAGTTGTTCGGAATCCACGCGGACAAGAAATTTAAGCGTGGACGCTGGCGTCGAGTATTAACACATTAATTCATATAACAATGGCAAAAGAAAAAGCAACTATTGCTGCAACCCTCGGTCACGAGTACGAGGACCTGGAGGAGCGTGAGGACTTCCTCGCCAACAACGCGGACTCTGTTGAGAAGATGGAGTTCGTCAAGCGATTCAACTCTGATGAGCTGATGAAGAAGAAGGATCTGTTCGCTCTTCAGTCTGCACGTGCATCTGACATCGAGGAGGAAATCAAGGATTTCCGCGAGCAGAAAAAGGCAGAGCTGAAGCCTATCAAGGAAGAGATTTCTTCTCTCCTTAAGGAAATCAAGCAGAAGGGCAGTATGGTTAACGAGAAGGTTTACAAGTTCGTTGACCGTGATTCTAAGATGACAGCCTTCTATGACAAGGAGGGCAATCTTGTTTCTTCCCGTCCGGCAACACGTGACGAACTCCCGAAGAATATGTATTCGATTATCCGTGACAAGCAGGCTATGTAGTCTGCTTTCACTTTGTTTTAACTTTTAGACATTTTATAAAATGGACAATGAAAAAATGCAAGTAAATTTTGCTCCGGGACAGACTTCTGCGGAGCTTGTTATCCGTGAGGTCGGCAACGAGAACCCTTACAAGCTTCCTGTCAAGGAACCGCTGAATCTTAGTGTGCATGGTGTTATTACTTGTATCTATGCTTTCCTTGAAAAGCGTTGGGGTACAGAACAGATTGACAAGGAGCATACACATATCCAGGTCAATCGAGAGGAACTTACCGTTACCCTTGTAACAAACGAGAATGATATGCGCAAGATGCAGACTATCGTTGGCTCCATTCAGCTGTCTCGTCAGTTTACGGGATTCCATATCAACGACGGTCAGTTATGGACACCAGTACAGCTTGGTGACTTCTTCCGTCTCAACCGTTCTTACTTCGAGACGAAGGAGAAGAACATGGAGCTCGTCAATCTCCTCAAGAGCTTTTCAGCAAAGGTTCAGACAACAATCAAGAAGGAATTCAGCGATAATGGATCTGTAACTGACAACTACGAGAAGGCTGTAGACTCTAACCTTCCTCCATCGTTCGTTATCAACGTGCCAATCTTCAAGGGCGCCGAGCCTGAGAAGCTTTCAATCGAGACTATCGCTCACGTTGAAGGCAATACGGCATTGCTGACGCTTATCTCTGCTGATGCAGAATGTATCATCGAAGAATCCCGCGACAAGATCATCAATACGGAGCTTGGCAAGATTCGTAAGCTCTGTCCTGAGATTCCTATTATGGAGGTATAATGAGTAGAATCAACGAAATCATCGCATCTATGCCGCCGGGCGAAGCTGCTGCCGTGGTTCATCTGAGAGAGGTTCATTCCTGCCTGATGGAACTCGACACAAATCACGCTAGAGCTTTGGCGGCTAGAGCTGTCTTCCTGGACTATATAGAGGGTACGGGAAGAAAGCTCGGTAAGATTCCACGATACTACGAAAGGGTTACTCCTAAGGGAGAAAAGGTTAACGTGGAAACTTACTTCTGTTACATTAATAGAGTACATTAAATCTCAAAGCTATGGCAAACAGTAAAATCGCTCCATTCTATAAGAGAAGCTGCCACGATTGCATCCTACTAGGTTTGTGCGACGACCCAAAGGCAAGTAACTCGGGGGACTACGTTTGCAGGCATTGGGATTGGAGGTACGAGTGATTAATTTTAAAACATAAAATAAAATGCCGATTATTAAAAAAGATGACGTTCGTCCAGAGCGTCCAGTTATCATCGTAATTTACGGTACGCCAGGCTGTGGCAAGACATCTGTTGCAACCACGGCAAAGAATCCGCTTCTCATTGATACGGACAGAGGGTCTGACCGCTCGGTTCAGATTGTAGATACCCTCGCTGCCAACAACTGGTATGACATCGAGAATGCCAAGAACGACATGGCTGGTTATGGAACCATCATCGTTGATACCGCCAAGGCCATGCTTGACGACTATTTGTCGTCTTACGCAGTCGATAAGAACTACAAGTTGAAGAACAATACACTGAAACGCTTCGGTCAGATGGCTGACGACTTCAAGGATTTCGTGAACTTCCTGCGTCAGGGAGAGAAGGACATTATCTTCATCTGCCACGACAAGGAGGTAACGGATGGTGATGTCGTCAAGCACACACCAGACTGTACAGGTCAGTCCAAGGATTTGCTTCTTCGTATCGCAGACCAAGTAGGTTACGTCTCAATGGTGAACAAGCAGCGCACAATCACATTCGAGCCAACAGACAACTACGTCGGTAAGAACGTAGCTCAGATTGGTGCAGAGGTTATCCCAGACGCAACGTCTCCAGATTTCAATGGATTTATGGCAGGCATTATCGCCAAGGTCAAAAAGTCCATTCAGTCTAAGTCAGAGGCGCAGCGCAAGGCAAACGAGCAAATCACTAAGCTTCGCAAGGAACTCTCCGACATCGAGGACGAGGAAGGCGCAGCAAAGCTGCTCGTTGATTGCAAGGAGCTTCCTCAGATAATGAAGCAACCTTTCTTCAATGAGATTACCGTAGCTCTCGCAGCCAAAGGTTTCGTCTGGGACGGAAAGAAATTCACAAAGCCATCGGCAGAAAAGAAGCCTGCCGAGGAAAAGAAGGAAGCTAAGAAGGAGTCAGAAAAGAAGCCTGCCGATGGAAAAGAAAAAGCCGCTAGTTAGGGTCACTACGATAGAGGCTTTCAGAAGATACATCGAACAGTCAGATTACGATAACTTCGAGATAACCGAGCAGAGTGTCATTGATAACATCGTTGGCGAGTTTCAAGGAAACCAGTACACCTGGGTCGGAACAGCGTTCCACGCCATCGTCGAGACTGGTTGCCAGCCTTGTACTCTCGCTCCTGCTGGTTATCGTACATTCACTTACTATGGAAAGGAGAAACAAGAGCCAGTACCAGAGGGAAGGACATTCGACATTGAAGGTCATCCAGTAACTCTCGACCTTGCGCAAATCAAGGTGGCTCTTGACTACCGATACCAACATATCAACGCATTTCACGAAATACGAAGGTATAAGGACTATGGTAGGGCTGTAGTAACTGGGTGTGCTGATATGATCAACGGAGTTCAGCTCAGAGACATCAAGACAAAGTACTCAACACCATCTGACAAGCAATACTATGACTCTTGTCAGTGGAAGTTCTATCTTGATATGTTCGGGGCAGACATCTTCGACTTCGACCTCTTCACGTTCGAGGGGTACAACGTGGATAAGCACGGATATGATGTTCGTGGATTGAAGCTCACCCCTCACACACCTTCCATCAGAGTTTATCGCTACGATGGTATGGAGAATTACATTCTGAACCTCTTAGACCAATTCCTTGATTGGTGTGAGTACAGAGGATTAACGCAATATTTATATAATACAAAGATTGATTAAGTTATGGAAATGACAGGCCGTGTGATAGCCATCCTACCAGAAAAAAGCGGAACCTCCGCAAGAGGAGAGTGGCATTCGCAATCATACGTTATTGAGACACAAGAACAATATCCAAAGCATCTTTGTTTCGATGTGTTCGGTGCAGACAGAATCGCACAATTCGCCATACAAGCAGGTGAGATGATCACCGTATCTTTCGATATTGATGCTAGACAATGGCAAGATAGATGGTTTAACCAAATTCGTGGGTGGAACGTTGTTCGTCCAAATCAGCAGCCTCCTATGCAGGGTGGCTACAATATGAATCCTCAGGTAGGCGCACAGGCGGCACAAGCAGCGCAACAGGCAGCTATGGTCGGAGCACCAAACCCGATGAATCCAAACAATCCGTTTCCACCGGCACAGCAGCCAGGAGCACCGGCAGGGCAA